AGGCAAATTTACTCATGATTTTTTGTCTTTTGGTGAGGGATAAATCTTTTTCCGTATTTCACACACAAAATACTCAATTTGCAATGCCTCAAAGAATTCAATCACTGTTTGGTCTTTGTCTTTCACCGTATTTGCATTCATAACAATTTCTTTTTCAATACTTTGTTCAACTTAAATTCCTCTGGTGTTTCTAAGTTTTGAAACACAAAATCAATTTCTTTTTCTGTAGAATCACCCAAATCCCTTTCGCCTGTAAAACCAAGCAATACGCTGTTAAATTCTGAATTCAAAATTGATGCAAATTTTTTGCTATCATTCACAGCATCTGGGTCTTGTATTATTATCAGATTCTCAATGCCTTTTTGTTTTAGCTTGTAAACTTGTGTTTTACTGATATTCTTTCCAAATGTCCAAACACACTTAATCTCTGTATCATACAGTAAATTATACACATTATCAACAGCAACCTTATCAAAAATACCCTCTACAACAATAGCAGTTTTCACACCAAACACAAGCTCATCATATCCACCGACAATCTTGCTAAATTCAGTATTTTTACTATTTTTCCACCTGAGCAAACCTTTCTTTTCCCTCTCTTCATTGGTTAGCACACACCTTGAAACAAAACCTTTACACTCATTGTTCTCTTCCAGAGAAACAATAACAAAATGTTTGTATTTAAACAGCCTTTTGGTACGACCACAATTGTACAATCTGAAATGCTCATCACTGAAGCCTCTCGATTGAAGATATGGGTCAAATGACATTCGTGTATATCCAATAGGCAATCGTTTGTTAGGCAACAGCAAATCCACCTCTTCATCCAATTCTGGGTCACCTCTATTAATAACCTTTTTGACCTCTGCTGTCTCTATGTATTCCCCCTCAAGCCAATCAAGTTTGTCCAGCAACCTTAACAGCTTCACAATATCCCCTGTTTCTCCACACCTCTTACAATCCCAGCTTTTCACATACCCTGTATCAAATTTCTGAAAGACTTTCTTGATGTTTATGTACATATGCCTCTCTTTGCCACACACAGGACAATCTGATATGTAGTGGTTTCCCTTCTGATTCTTTTTGGGATTCAGCAGTATTTCAGACAAATCTTTATTCATCATCTTCCTCTTCTACATCTATGAATTCCTCAGCTGTTCTCTTTCTGTCAAAGAATCTTGTCCTGGCTAATGATTGCGCAATTGGCCAAATCTGCCCTGATGGATGCTCTCTGAATTTATCAGCAAACAGCCTTGCCATTTGTTCATCTCTTTCGTCTGGTGTTTGATTGATTGTAATGAAATTATCAAACGGTCTCACTTTCCCCTTATCCTCAGATAGATTGTACCTTGTGATTATGAAATCAGGATTCTTTAGATTCTCAGGTGCTATTGCTGTAGATTGTGTTACACTTATCACATGTACATTGAATTCCATAGCAAGATTCTTCAACCCTCTCGCAACAGCAGTTTGTCTGAATCTTTCAGCAGTTGACTCATATTTCTTTCCATCTCCTGGGTCAAACAGCTCCAAATAATCCAATATCACCACATCCAAATTTCCATATTCCTTCAGAATATCAATCATTGAATTTCTCACATCTAACAGGGTTGCTGCTCCAAATTGTTCAAAGGCTTCAACTAACACCTCACCTTTCCCTATGTCTTCCACAACCTTTCTGGCTTTCTTCAGATTGACCTTTGGTATGTTTCCAACCTTTATGTCTTTGTATAGCCCACCAGTCCAGCAAGAATCATATCGTGCTAAACACTGTTCCTTTGTACCCTCTGCTTGTGCGTGATAAACTAAATGCCCTGTTCTGGCTGCTGCTATTCCAGCACCTACAAGCGCAATAGACTTTCCAACACCAGAATCACCTAACAATAAAGTGACTTCCCCAGTCTCAAATCCATTAATCTCAAAGTCCACAGGGTCAATACCTATTGGTATTCTTTTCCTGATTGTATCACAAGCAACTCTATCACTGTGTCTTCTATCAAAATCAGCAAATATCTTCGCAAAGGACTTAGCCCTCAATGAAAAGTTAGCAAATTTCTCAGCCTCTTCAACAAACAACTGAAATGCTTTCTCCTTTTGCTTTTTGTTGTACAAATCACCTAATTGGTCATAGATGTGTACGAAATTTGATTGTTTTATGAATTGTTCCAGACCTATCAATATCAAATCTCTGTCAGGCAACACAACATCTCTCACATAAGACAGTGCTTCCTTGGTCTTTCTCTCACCTCTGAAAGCTAATTTCAACTTTCCAATAGTTGGTAGCCTTTTGTCCACAGCATACTGCTTTTTCATCTCTTTCCACACATTTCTTGTTTCTTGTGTGGGCAACCAACTATCTTTTACATATGCTCTTGCAGTAAGAAAAAAATCCTTGTCAGATACACAACATTTGAGCATTTCGTAAACAAAATCAGAATCCAATCTATTCATATCCACGCAATTTAAACACCTTTGGGTATGATTCCCTCAGGCTTTCTTTACAATTTGTTTTATTTTTACACAATATACAGGCATTAGACCTGTGATTGAACAAGGTTGTGTTAGCTACACACCATAGAAATCCCTCAACAGTATTGTAATACCTCTTTTTCTCTGTCTCTTCAATGGAATTGACCTTTACATATTGCTCTCTGTACTTGGTCTTGCTGTGTCTCTTTCTGTACTTTGATAATATCGCAATTCCAGCCTTTGTTTTGAGACTTCTGTGCTTGATGTGGTCTAAACTGTTATCCTTGTGCTTTATTCTTTCATACCTGTCAATGGCTTTTTTCCCGAACACCCAATTGAAGTAAATCATCCTGTGTATCCCTTTGCTGAAAGGCTTGTACCAGTAGTTGAATCCAGATTCTATCCAATTCACAAAGAACACATAGCTACAATGTTCTAAATTGTATGTATTGTCCACATAATCCAAATACTTTTCCAGCATCACCTTATCGTTTTGAGTGAGATTCAGCTCATATGTTGGTCTGCCCAACAACTCCCTGTTAATCTCTTCAAACACCTCAATACACAATTCCCTACTCTTTGCCCTGTTCATTGAAAAACACCTTTAAGAAATTATGAACTTTGGCGACATACCCTGTCTCTGACACATCTATAACCTCAATACGGTCTTGCCCAATTCTCTTTTCGTATTCATTGATTCGTTGTAAAGAATGGTCAGCAAAATAATCACTACAATCATCTATGAAATCAACAGCAAGTGCTCTCTTCTTTGTCTCTGTAGCACCCAGTACCCTACCACGAATCTGTAATATGGCACTTTTTTCCTTTCCACCAGAAACATTGAGCAGCACCTCAACTTCTGGTAATGTTATCCCCTTTTTCCATATCCAAGAAGCAATCAAGCCTTTGCCTTTCCCTTGTAAAAACCACTGTTTCTTATCCTCTCTTTCCTCTTTTGATGTTCCCCCATGTATGAATTCCAAGCCCAATTTCTCTGAAAGTATGTATCCATGCTTCTTTGACGATGAAATTATGAGTGTCTTTAAATTGTGGTGAAGACACATTTTCACCACCCTCAATATTACACCATTTCTCAAATCACTTTCAAATATGTACTCATTCAGGCTTTCTCTGTACCCTATGGATAAATCATCCTGTGGAAGATACAACAATAGCATCTTATTGAAAGCCAACACATCTCTCTCTTCCAGCTTTCTTTCCTTTATTTCGTACACAACTCCACCACTCAAATCTTGTATTGTTAGACTTGTGATTTTGTTGTTCTTTTTGTCTGTAGCTGTCAGAGTCATAAAGTACTCAGGCTGAAATTTCTTCAACAAGCTCTTCCTTGGTTTTGATGTGTATTCATGAATTTCATCAACTATCAGGAATTTCACACTTCTCACCAGCTTTATGAATTGTCTCCTTTTCTCTGTCTTTTCCTGAAATTTCTTGTCTGATTTAGATGGTTTCTTGAGTATTGACTGCATTGTTTGCATTGTAGCAACAGTAATTTGCTGAATATTGAATTCAGCCTCTTTTATCCTACCAATCTGATATTCCTCAACACCTACAACCTTTGAAATGTCTTTGATAGCCTGAAAGAACAAATCACTTGAATCTGTAACGAATAGTGTGTTGATATGTTCTTTCCCTATCAATAAACGTATTGTTTCACCAGCAATGAATGTCTTTCCGCCTCTTGTCGGCACTTTTATCAAACCAATTCTCCTTTTGAGAAATGCCTCAATTGCTTCCCGACCATAATCCCGTTGGTCAGATTTGAAGAAATTGCCCCATTTTATCCACGCAGTGTCCTGTTCGGACATACCC